TATCATCCGCAAAAAAGTTACCGTGTCAACACTTTTTTTGTGGCAGACTGAAGGCTCACACGGAGGAACAATGTTCATCACACCGAAAGACCTAGAAGGCTACCAACCACCGAGGACTGCACTAGCTATCCGATCCGCTGACGAATACGTGGATGTTGTGCTGGACGCGTTTGCTAACCCTGAGAACGTATCTGGACACACATTGCCTTGGCCTAAAACACAGGAGAACATCAGGTTCCGACCACAAGAAGTAAGCCTATGGATGGGCATCAATGGCCACGGCAAGTCGATGATGACTTCTCATGTGATGCTGGACTTCTTATTCCAAGGGGCAACCGTCTGCATCGCCTCGTTTGAGATGAAGCCAGCCGCTACACTCAAGCGCATGACTAAGCAGGCACTAGGCTTTTCTGGACCGACGGAAAAGTTCATCAAGGACTTCCACAACTTCTTGGCTGGCAGGCTTTGGCTATACGACCAGCAGGGAACCGTTGACAGTAAGGAACTGCTCAAAGTTATCCAATACTGCGCCGACGTTAAAGGGGTGCAGCACTTTGTAGTTGACAGTCTCATGAAGACTGTTCGCAATGAAGACGATTACAACGGTCAGAAGCTGATGATTGATGCACTGTGTTCTATCGCCAGAGACCATAACATCCATATCCACATTGTTCACCACAGTCGCAAGCTGGCAGATGAATCGCAAGTTCCAGGCAAGTACGACAGCAAAGGTTCCGGCTCAATTACGGATCAGGTAGACCAATGCTTCTCAGTCTGGCGCAATAAAAAGAAAGAACAGCGCATCCAGAACGGTGAAGATGATGATGGTGTCGATGCTTTGTTGGTCTGCGACAAGAACCGTCATGGAGACTGGGAAGGTCGCATTGGGCTATTCTTTAACCCCGAAGGTCAGTTCTACGGGGAGAGCAACAGATGGAGACCGAGGTACAGCGAAAGAATCGGCAGCTAATGCCGAAGATTGCAGAATTTGTGAATCAAGTGAAGTCTGTATTTGGAGAGTGCAAAGTTAAGTATGCAAGTGAAAACGGAATCGAAAGAGGCACTAAAGTTTCGAGTGAACTCGACGGAAGGACTGAAGCAGGCATTCTCGGCTATGAGGCAGGCTTTGACTGGTCAGCCTATGCTGCTGACATTGCAGACCGAGAAAGAAAAGCGCAGGAACCTACAAAACCGCAGGTACTGGGCAATCGTACACGATATAAGTGACCAACTCGGATTCGATGCTGACACTTGGCACGAATACTTTAAGCGTCGATTCATTGGTGTGCGCGAACTGCGTATGCCTGATGGCGAGATTATTAATCTAGGTATGTCCAGCACAGACTTGTCGGTCTCTGAGTTTGGAGACTATATGCTGTGCGTTGAGGCATGGGCCGTGGAAAAGGGAGTGATATTCAGTGAAATATCTGTCGGTTTGTAGCGGGATTGAAGCTGCTACTGTTGCTTGGCATCACATGGGTTGGCAACCAGTTGCGTTCTCGGAGATAGAGAAGTTTCCTGTCCAGGTGTTGGCGCACCATTATCCTGATGTTCCGAATTATGGTGATATGACAAAATTTATGGAGTGGCCTAATGAATCAATTGACCTTCTTGTCGGAGGAACTCCCTGCCAATCTTTCAGCGTCGCAGGACTCAGGCGAGGAATGGCAGACCCGCGTGGCAACCTGGCCCTCACCTATCTTGCGATTGCTGATAGATACAAACCTCGCTGGATCGTCTGGGAAAACGTCCCCGGTGTCCTGTCAAGCGCAGGAGGACGGGACTTTGGTTCCTTCCTCGGGGCGTTGGCTCAACTCGGGTATGGGTTCGCCTATCGAGTGTTGGACGCTAGGTTCTTCGGAGTCGCCCAACGTCGCAGACGAGTGTTCGTTGTCGGATACCTTGGAGACTGGCGTCGTGCCGCAGCGGTTCTATTTGAGTCCCCGAGCGGCCGCAGGGATACTGCGTCGCGCAGAGAAAAGAGGCAAAGAGTTGCCCCCACAGTTGTCAGCGGCCCTCCATTCAGTCGCACAGGAAACGCCAGAGTAGAGGCCGATGCCCTAGTTGCCCGCATGGTGGAGTTTGGTGAGTATGTTGACGATGGCACGGCTAACGCGATGAAGGCGCGTGATTATAAAGACGCCACAGATCTGGTCGCCCATGTCTTCACTACTGGAAGCATTGGAACTTACCGTCATGGCATTGGAACGCTACGCGCTAATGGCGGCGACATTGGTGGTGGTAGTGAAAATTTAATAACACAACCAGTCGCCCATGCCTTCAAAGTACGCCAAGGATGTGAAGGTGGTGACAAAGGTTATCTTGGTAGTGATGAACTAGCATTCACTCTGGCAACGCACCAAGACCAGCATATCGCGCAGCCGGTGGCGTATCAATCGTCTGATGGCGTTGTGCGCGAATGTGGGAATGTTATGGGAACCCTAGACGCAGCGGGAGAAAGCCGAGGCTCAAGCCAACAACGATTTCTGATGCAACAAATGGCTGTTCGCCGCCTGACTCCAACAGAGTGTGAGAGGTTGCAGGGATTCCCTGACGGTTATACCAACATCAAGGACAACTGTCCTGACGGCCCGCGTTATAAAGCATTGGGTAACAGCATGGCTGTACCTGTTATGCGCTGGATTGGAGAGAGAATTGACAAAGGCTGAAAAGCAATACATGGGTAAGGTGGCAGAGATTGGTTGCATCCTCTGTAAGCATTTGAACCTTGGTGAGACTCCGGCAGAATTGCATCACCCGCGTACTGGCACTGGTGCTGGACGCAGGGCAAGCCATATGGATGTATTGCCTTTGTGTTTTTTGCATCATCGTGGCAATGAAGGTTTGCATGGTATGGGACGAAAGGCTTTTGAGAAATACTACGGAATCACAGAACTTGAACTCTTGGAAAAGGTAAAAGAATGTCTGCGCTAGACACACAGATCGGCGGCACACACTACAAGAACTTCTCAATCGAGCCTATCGAGTTCATCCATAAGAATGGGATTGGATTCTGCGAGGGCAACGCTATCAAGTATCTGGTGCGATGGCGAGAAAAGGGTGGCAAACAAGATTTGTTGAAAGCCAAGCACTACATTGACTTGCTACTGGAGATGGAAGGTGAGTAAATTTTCTAGGGACAAGGGCAAGCGTGGTGAACGTGCCGTTGCCAACATCATCTTTGAACTGACGGGCTGGAACGCTCACAGACGCGTCAGGAACGACCACGGGGACACAGACTTGATTGGTGTACCGGGATGGGCAGTCGAGGTTAAGGATCACTCTAAGGCTACGATCGGAGACATCAAGGATTGGTGGTCGCAGACTTGTCGCCAGTCGAAGGGTCTAATCCCACTGCTGGTATACAAACGTCAGCGTGGAGAATGGCGAGCTGTATATCCATTGTGTGTACATTTGCACACCCAGGATGCAGACTGGTGGCACGACTTTGACTACACTGTAGAGTGCAGTCTTGAGTCTTGGGCAACTGTAGCGAGGGAAGTTTGTGGTGTTGAGTGATACGCGTCGTCAAGGTATGGGCTGTCTAGCCTATTGGATACGTTCTGAGAAGCACAGACGCAAAGAACTGATGGCGAACCTACAGACGGTCTACATGGCCCGCAAGACGCATCCTAAGCGCACCATGCACATCATCTGCGAGGCAATTCTTGATTGCTGGATTAAGCAACCCAAGCAGCTACCAGTAGCGGCAGATTACGGGCTAGAGATTACGACTCAGCAATTCCGCGAGGGCATCCAGATTGGTCTTGACATCTTGCAAGCGGAAATGGATGAGTATGTTCGCAGGGCAAGTAAAAAAGGGGCCGAAGCCCCTTGTTGATTACCAAATACATTAGATACTTAGATTATGAAGTCTGGGTGATTCGTCAGTTGCAATTCATGCGCTACCTGCATTAGTTCTGCTTGACTCTTTTTAGTCATAGCTGCACGAATGGCATTGCTAATACTGCGTGCTGCGTAGTCAACCATTCCTTCAGCGATGGCGTGGATTGCCATCTGTACGTCGCGTTGCTCGTTGCGTGTCATGTCTTATCTCCTTGTTACTACGTTGTCGATGAGCCATAGTCCCACAAATTTTTGCTGTGTGCTATCAGACTTTCTTATACTTGACACGCATGGAGCATAAGCATTACCTTATAGTCGTCTGATCTGGCAATCAGGCATCGTTCGGAACCCCGGTGTAGTGATAGGGGCTTGTGTGGTCAAAGACACTTCCGAACGGTGTCAGCGATTGCCCAAGCCAAGGGCCAAGCCTCTATCAGTATGTCGGGGTTTTTCTTTGGCTGTAGTAAGCACCGTAGTGGGCGGGTAACGATTGCGCTACGGGAAGAGGCTCCTACAAGCAAGGGATAGTTCTGAAACAGGAGCAAGGGCGTCGAAGTTAGCACCCTTGAACGAAAAGGCTGACGGGTGGGTGGCTCCGAGCGGAGATTACTCTGAAGGCACATCTAGGATAGTCTAGGTGTGTCCACCAAACAGAGATATTACCTAAACTTAATAATCGAAGGTAATACTAGATTTTGTTTTTAAGGGTTTTCTATTGTCTGCTCAATAGCTAGGTATTACTATAGAACTAGGTTTAACCTGGAGACTGATATGAAGAAGACTGCTGCTCAAAAGAAGATGGGTAAGGTGATGGGCGAATATAAGGAAGGCACTTTGCACTCTGGTAAGGGTGGCCCTGTTGTTAAGTCTCGCAAGCAAGCCGTAGCTATTGCAATGAGCGAAGCAGGCATGGCTAAGAAGGGGAAGAAGAAATGAAGAACGGTCTCTATTCCAACATTGCTGCTAAACGCAAGCGTATCGCTGAAGGATCTGGCGAAAAGATGCGTAAGCCTGGAACAAAGGGCGCACCGACTGCTGCTGCTTTCAAGGCTTCAGCTAAGACTGCCAAGAAAAAGTGATTATCTGGTTCAACCTCTTCCTGCTGACAAATGGACATCTAGTTTTACTAGATACTGTTGAAACGCTAGAGGATTGCCAGAGTCTACAAATGTGGTATCAGACTCAAAAAGAAGGCGACTATCGTTGCCACTGGGT